CTGTTTTTCCCTCCCCTGTAAACCGGCGGCTGGCTGCCTGCGTCTAAGTCATCAGGAGGGACCGCGATGGGTATGCTGCACCGGCTCTTGTGGCGCAAGCCGCAGAGCTACCGGAGGTATCGCGCGGCGCGGAAGCGCCGGGAGGGCTACGCGGCGCGGTATGCGGCTGAGCAAGGCAAGCCGACATTCCAGGCCACGGTCACGGTGGATGGCATCGAGCAGCGCACATGCCAGCACGAGCATCGGACCGAGGATGCCGCGCGGGAGTGCGGGAAGCGGATGGCCCGCCGGTACATCGTGGTGGGTGGTGAGCGTTTCTACACGTGACCTGCCGCATCGAGGATCTGTACGAAGATCCGCCGATAGAGATTGAGATGATCGGCGGCTACTTCGATGGTCGGCGCATGCGCGTTCCCGATCATCGCGACACGTGGCTGATGCCGGTTCCGGTGAGCGTGACCTTCGACCCTGCCGCCGATCCCTCATTCCATGTCGAGCGCTATCGCTGGACGGGCAGCATTAGGGATGACGGTACGCGGGTGTTCCGGGTCAGCTGATCACCAGGCGGTGCGCTGGACGTGTTCGGGGTCCTGGCCGCCGGGGTCGCCGATGGTGAGGTTGCACGGCGTACAGCTGGCCACGCACCGGTCGGGGTTGTCTCCGGCGGCTTTGCCGTCGAGGTGGTGGACGCAGTCGGCGATGGTTTGGCAGCCGGGCAGCTGGACCTGGCAGCGCCAGCCGTCGCGGTCGAGCACGCGTTTGCGGATGGCCCGCCATCTGCGGGTTGAGCCTTTGCCCCAGGCGCCGCTCATGACGCATCGAGAGTTAGGCTCAGAAGATGGCAGTCGAACGGTTCGATCCAGATTTCCTGAAGCGCGGTGTTGCCAGCGGCGAGATCGACACGACGGCGCTGTGCGAGGAGGCTGCTGCAAGGCTGCTGCCCGAATTGCCCGATGCCGTGCTGGGGTTCACGGGGCGCCCCGTGACGGACGCTGATCTCGCGATCGACGCGCTGAAGCTCGCGCGCTGGGAAGATGTGAACTGAGCCGCTCATGCGGCCAGTATCCTGATCCGCGCGATCTTAGGTGGCGGCATGGTCATGGCGATGTAGACGGCTCCGGCGCAGGCGTAGGCGGCGTCGCAGTGGCCGCCGCCGCGGCGGGTGAACCGCCAGCCGTCGCCGGTGACGAGTTTGCGTGAGCCGCCGATATGGGAGTCGAGGAGCGGCTGGGCGCCGTGCACGATGAGCCGTCCCTTCACGAGGTCGGCCAGGCCCTGGCACGCCTCGCCCACTGTCTGGCCGGCCAGCTCGCCGTCCTCAGGCAGTTGCCCGGGCAGCCGCTTACCGCTGCGCCGGTTGTACTTGATGGCCAGTTCCCGCAGCAGCGGTGCGAGCGCGGCGGCCGGCCCGGATGGGAACCAGCCGAAGGCGGCTGGCTTGATCCTGGCGAGCAATGCCGGGAGTTCGGCCCGTGCTTCTTCGGTACTTGTCCAGATCCCGGCTACTTCGGTGCGTACTTTGCCAGTGGTTAGCCGTGCTGCGATGGCAAGTGTGCAGTGTTTCCCGTCGGGTGAGGTGTCGAAGCTGGCGGCGAGGCGGTCGCGGAGGTCGTCCATGGTGCCGAGGGGGTCGCCGCAGGCTTTCCAGGCGGCGGCGTCGATGGCGCCTTCGAGGGTGTCTACCCGCTGGCAGAGGACTTCGGTGCGGTAGATGGCGGCTCGGTCAGTGCCGAGCGCAGAGAGAATCGCCCGCATGGTGATGATGTGGCCGAGGCCGGGATTGGCCTGCGCGATGGCTTGCGGGTCGTCGAGCTCGCAGCCGGGCGGGGCAGAGTATTCGGCGATGAACAGAGTCTCATCGGTGCCAGCATGTGCCGTCTCCTGCAGCAGGTTGAGCACAGCGGACTCGTCATCTCCCGCATTGCTCATCGCCCAGATCTGGCCGTCTTCCCTGGCCATCGTGGTCTTGCTCACGGCAGCCCAGGCTTTGTCGTCCTGCTGCTCGCGGAGTTCGTCGATGTTGACTTCGTCGTTAGTTCCGCCGCGGCCGGCCCGCCGGTTAGCTGCCTTGATCGTGTAGCGGCCAGTCCCGGCCCAGAACATCTCGTCACCGTTGACATTGCGGACCCGGCCCCATTCCTCTTCGAGGGCGGGGCAATCATGGATGGTGTCCTGGCACATGTTCCACTGGTCGCGGGCCAGGGAAACATCCTGCGCAATGCCGAGGATGCGCCGGGCGCCCCCGATGTACATCCGCCACAGCGTGACGATCCGCTTCAGGTGTGACTTGCCGTTTTGCCGCGCGGCCATGACCAGGATGGTGCGGAACCGGTAGTGGCCGTCGGGCAGGAGTTCGAGGGCATGGATGACGACCCAGCGTTCCCAGGGCAGCAGCGGTTCGCCGATCATCTCGGCGAAGTCGGCGACGGCGTAGCCATGGGTGGTCTGCCGGGTCAGTGGCCGCAGCGGCCGGGTCCATATCCGCGGCTCTTCGCAGCCGTAGAGTTTGCCCCGGCGTGCTGGGTTCCCGCTGGCGCCGGGTTTGTGGTCATCGCAGCGCTTGCGGCCCCTGGGTGCCAGTTTCCGGCAGCCGGGCGACGTGCAGCGCTTACGCCCGGTGGGCTTCGCGGAGCGCCTGGAGGCCGCTGGGCTTGCTGCCACCGCTAGCCTTGCCTTCCTTTGGCCGTGCCCGCGCGGCCGGGGTCGCGCCCAGGGATTCCAGTACGGCCAGCAGCTTCGGGCCGAGCTTGTCAAGGGCGTCCTGGGTGCTCTCGGCCGTGTCGATGGCGGCGGCGTACCGGGCGGCGAGCCGTTTCGCCGCAGTGTCTTCCGGGGCCAGTTTCAGCGCGTCGAGGGTGACGGCGACGGCTGCGGTGAGCGTCCGGTCTGCGTCCTGGATGTTTCCCACAACGACAGGGTAGTTTCGGACAGGCTATTTTGTAGGTTTCGGACAACTGAGGGTTACACTTCGCGCATGGCGATTGCTGCGCTGCCCAGGGTGGCGCGCCGCTATGCCCCGCGTTTGCGTGACGTGGCCGCCCGGGTGCTGAGCCCGGCGAAGCCGGTCCTGAAGAACCTGGCCGCGATCCCGTTCACGGTCGCTGGCTGGTGCCTGATGTCGGCGTGTGCCTTCCAGATCTCCACGACCCTCGGGCTGGGTGCTTCCGCTGTGATCCTGATGGTGCTGGAGCACCAGATCGCCGACGAGGCATGAAGTCGCGGTACCGGGTTATCCAGGTAATCCCGCCGCTGCCGCGCAATGTCCGGCTGCGGCTATGGCTGACCCACTACATCGATGGCGCTGCTATCTGGCTCGTTGAGCATCACTGTTACCGCTCGCCCGTTGCTCTCTGGCGTGCCTGCGGGGGATGGTCATGAGGTCGGGGCTGCGGCGGCTCCGCAACCAGGGCAGCCCTGTCCCCTACGCCCCGCACGTCCGCTACCAGCGCGGCCAGCAGCTCCTGTCCGGCCGCAGCGGCAACGAGCAGTACCTGCAGGCATCGAGCGCGAACGGCACCCTCTGGCAGATCGTGCACCTGCTGTCGTCCGGCACGGCGCGGCCGGAGTGGCGGCTGTTCCGCAAGACGCAGGACAAGCGGGTCCGCTACTCAACCACGGAGACCGGCAGCGACCAGCGGATGGAGGTGCTGCAGCATCAGGCCCTGAGCGTGCTGAACCACCCGTCGCCGTTCGGGCAGTCGCGGACCGGTGCGTCGATGTCGGCGTTCAGCCGGTTCAGCTTGTTCGAGCTGCAGCAGCAGTACCTGGAGCTGACCGGCGAGGGACCGCTGGTGGTCGCGCGTGACCCGCGGGCGTCGTTCCCGACGGGGCTGTGGCCGGTGCGCCCGGACCGGCTGGAGCCGGTGCCGGACTCGGAGACGTGGCTGAAGGGCTGGATTTACACCGGGCCCGACGGTGAGCAAGTGCCGCTCATGCCCGATGAGCTGATCATGGAGAAGTACCCGAACCCGTGGGACCCCTACCGTGGGCTCGGCCCCGTCCAGGCGATCCTCGTGGACTTGCAGGCCGCGCAGTACAGCGCCCGGTGGAATCTCAGCTTCTTCCTGAACAGCGCGATCCCGGGCGGTGTCATCGAGGTTGATCATGCGGTCGGTGAGGACGAGTGGGATGACTTTCAGGAGCGGTGGCGGGAGACGCACCAGGGCGTGTCGCGGGCGCACCGGGTGGCCATGCTCGAAGGCGGCATGAAATGGGTGCCGAACGCCATGTCGATGCGGGACATGGACTTCGCGGCCCTCCGGGGCGTCAGCCGGGACATCATCCGTGAGGCGTTCGGCCTGCACAAGTCGATCATGGGCGTCGCGGATGACGTGAACCGCGCCAACGCGCAGACCGCGCAGGAAGTCTTCCAGGGCGTCAAGATCGTCACCCGGCTGGACCGGCGCCGGGACACCCTGAACGAGCAGTTCCTGCCTCTGTTCGGCTCGACCGGGCAGAACGTCGAGTTCGATTACGTCAGCCCGAAGCCGCCGAACCGCGAGGAAGACATTGCCGAGCTCGCGGGGAAGGCGAACGCCGCGGCGATCCTCATCTCCCAGGGCGGTTTCGACCCGCACGACGTGCTTGAAGTCGTCGGCCTGCCGGACATGGCCGTCGCCGAGGTCATGGCCATCGCCGCGGCCTCCCCGCCGCCTGCGCCCGGGCAGCCTGGTGAGCCGGACACGCAGAACTGGGCGCCGTTCCGTGTCGATGATGCCCGGTTCAGCCGGGTCAACGGTCACAGCCTTGTGGAGGTCCGGTGAATAGATTCCGGCTAGCCACGCTCGAAGGTGGCCGTTCCCCGGTGCGGCTGCCGCTGTCGCCGATGAAGGCGGACATGGCGCTGAAGGCATTGCAGGCGTGGCGTGAGCCGGAGGCCGAGGGCCGGGAACGGCGCTGGTTCAAGATCGAGAAGGCAGCCGGTGATGCTGTCACGCAGGTCAACATCTTCGACGAGATCTCCTGGTGGGGGATCACCGCGCAGGAGTTCGCCGACGAGCTGGCCGGCATCAAGGGCGCTATTGAGGTCCATATCAACTCGCCCGGCGGGGACGCGTTCGACGGGATCACGATCTACAACGCGCTCGCCAGCCGGGGGGCCCGTGTCACGACCGTGGTTGACGGCCTGGCCGCGTCGGCCGCGTCCGTAATCGCGATGGCCGGCCAGAAGCGGGTCATGTCGCCGGGCTCGATGATGATGATCCACGACGCGCTCGCGCTGTGCATCGGCAATGCGGCCGACATGCGGGACACCGCGGTGCTGCTCGACAAGGTCAGCGACAACATCGCCAGCGTCTACGCGGCGCACACGTCCGCCCCGGCCGCGGACTGGCGCAGGGCGATGGTCGCGGAGGGCTGGTACACCGCGCAGGAAGCGGTTGACGCGGGACTGGCCCATGAGATCGCTGCCCGGCCAGGTGACGGCGCCGGGGCCGATCCGGCGGCGGCGTTTGACCGGTCAGTCTTCGCCCGCTGGCAGGAACGCCCGCAGAACGCCGACGCCGACGAGTCGGCCTGGGACGCATCAAAGGCGTGGGCGAACGGTGCCGCCTCGGATGACCCGGCCGCGTTCTACAACGGGATCTGTGCCGGGAAGAAAGCCGGGGATCCGGCCACCCAGGCGGCGCATGCCCTGCCGCACCACTATCACCCGGGTGACGCGCCGAACCGGCATGGCGTGTCGGCCGCGCTCGGCCGTATCGGCAGCACGCAGGATCTCACGAATGAGGCCGCGGCGCGTTCGCACCTGGAGGCCCATCAGTCCGCGATGGGGCCCGGCAGCAGTGACAACTATTTCGGCGTCCTCGGGCCCGAGGACATGGCAGCCCTTCAGGAGGCGCTGGCGTTATGAAGAAGATCGCGATGCCGACCACGGGCGAGGAGCTGCAGGCGTTCCTGGCCGACCCCGACAGGGTGAGTGCCGTGTTCAGCAAGGAGGCACTCGCGGACGGGACGATGAAAGAGTTTCTCGATTCCCATGTCAAGCTCAGGAACGCGAGGGACGCCGAGCTGCAGGCGCAGCAGCGTGAGCAGATGCAGCTCATCCTCGCCGAGTTCCTCCAGGAATCCGGGCGCAACGCGCCGCCGGTGAGCCTGTCAGCCAGCGGCCGGCCAGTGCTCGGCGGAAGGGCCCAGGAGCCCGGCAGCCCGGCCCGCCGGCAGTCGTTCTACAACAAGGCCGCGCACGGCGCCCAGCTGGACGGCGCGTTCGACACGGTCGGCGATTTTTTCCGCGCCGTCACCCAGGAAGGCGCCGGCC